AAGGTCAACCTATTGTGCTACGAGACTACCAACTAGCGGCAGTCAATGGATTTATGGAACATCCGCAGGGATTACAAGAGCTAGCAACTGGTGCTGGTAAGACCATTATTACTGCTACTTTGAGTAAATTATGCGAACCTTACGGACGTACACTGGTCATTGTGCCCAACAAGAGTCTAGTGGTTCAGACTGAAGAAGACTATGTTAATGTGGGTTTAGACGTTGGAGTTTACTTTGGTGACCGTAAAGAAATAGGCCGTACACACACTATCTGTACATGGCAAAGTTTGAATATTTTAGAGAAAAAAGGTGCTGAAAATGAAGCACTCTCTCTAGCAGAGTTTATTGAGGGTGTGGTGTGTGTTATCATCGATGAAGTACATCAGGCCAAGGCTGAAGTGCTGAAAAAACTCTTGTCAATGAACTTTGCCAACGCACCCATCCGTTGGGGACTTACAGGTACAGTACCTAAAGCAGACATTGAATTCCAAAGCATTTTAGCCACTATTGGTCCTGTTATTAACAGAATTTCTGCACACGCCTTACAAGAAAAAGGTGTGCTGAGTCAATGCCATGTGAACGTTGTGCAGATGGTAGACGTACAAGAGTTTCGTAGTTACCAAGACGAATTAAAATATTTGGTAACAGACAGTGATAGAATGACATACATTTCTAATCTGTGTAGCAACATTAAAGAAAGTGGTAACACCTTAATTCTAGTCAATAGGATTGAATCTGGAAAGTTTATTATTGATCATATTCCGGATGCTGTATTCGTCAGTGGAGATGTTAAATTAACTGAACGTAAAGAAGAATATGATGAAATTAAAACAAGTACTAACAAGGTTATTGTGGCGACTTACGGTGTGGCCGCTGTGGGTCTTAATATCCCCCGTATTTTTAATCTGGTTCTTTTGGAGCCCGGAAAGAGCTTTGTTCGCGTTATACAAAGTATTGGCCGAGGCATTAGAAAAGCCGAAGACAAGGACTTCGTACAGATCTGGGACTTAACAAGTTCTTGCAAGTATGCCAAGCGACACCTCACTGAGCGTAAAAAGTTTTATAAAGAAGCAAAATATCCCTTTACTTTAGAAAAAGTAACGTGGCAATAATAAGGAAAAAAATATGACATTAAAAGTAGCTTACTTTCAACCACAAGTCTTTGCCATTGACGATGTTCCGGCATTTCAATTTAGTCAGATATTTAACTTGTCAGAAGCACTGCACTCACGTTCTGAACTAAATGATGCAGATAATCCGTTGATTAGTATTAGGGGCGGCCAGCAAATACAAGTATATCCTAACTCATTAGGATTAGATGTTACTTGGTTAACGGTATGGATTGAAAGTATCTGTCAAGGATATTTAGAACTAGTGACAGCGCAGAGTGGTGCAGAAGAACTAACACTCTGCAAACCAGTGGTCACTAGTATATGGACCATTCGTCAAGAAGCCGGAGACTATCAAGAAATGCACAGTCATCCAGGCGGCCATCTAAGTGGTAACATCTATATTAGGACTCCAGACCTGGCTCCTGGAAGTCAACCTAGCGACAGTCAAATTTTATTTAGATTGCCACACACTAAAGATGTCAGTAAGTTTATAATGAACGATACTTGGAAGTATACTCCCAAAGAAGGCACAGTTATACTATTTCCAAGTCATTTACCGCATACTGTCTATCCGTGGAAAGGGACTGGCACTAGAACTGTTATGGCATTTGATGCTATACTAGTTCCAAAATAACAACAATAAGGAAAAACAATAATAATATGATGATTTTAACACTAGACGACAAGACATTTGATCTGTCTAAAATGCCCGACGAGTTAGAGGACGATATACGTTTTAGCGTATTAGATAATAGTGATCCACAAAATCCTGATTTCTTTTTTATACCGTTAATATTTTTAGAAAGTTTCAACAGTCCGGCAATGGTTTTAAATATTGGCGGGCATGAAATTACTATGCCAGTTGACTGGAGCATTGCAGTTGGCGACAGTGAATGTGGCAGTGAAGTTGAAGTTTTACCGCTGACAAGTTTGAATGATAGAGGCTTTGAAGCATTTCTTTTTAATCCCCTAAGCGCATTTAGACACGGGTATGCAAATATTGAAATTGTAAATGTCTACAATGATGTTAAGTGGTATTTTCCAAAGATGAAAAATAATCAATTACTCAGCGTACCATTGCACGAAGGCGAAAAACCCATGTGTGCGTTTTTCTGTAAAGACATTAGTCGCCAAAGCGAAATTATTGATCACTATAAGTTATTATAATATGGGCAGTCTTAAACCGGGCGCAACCTACATATACGAGCGTGATGGCGGCATAGTTTATGCTCGGGAGGCCGGTGCCCCTCCCAACACACGTACAGAAATTGGATGGAATCACGATCCAAGAACTGAAGACGGAAGACCACTGCACGATCACATAATGGACAGTAAACTATGGGGTGAGATTCGGCGAGAAGCACGAACCAATATTACTTTACAAAAGGCCCTAGATCGTGCTATAATGATATATCGACTTAGCAAAGACAAACCATTATGAGTGACAAACTAGCAATCAAAGACTTAACTGGCGCAATTGATATGGGCGCAAGAGATCTATGGAACGACCTTGATGAAGACCAACGTAAACAGGTAAGTTTTTTCTTATTGAACAGATATGCTAGTTCTGTTAAAACCAGTGATAGAGATGTGCAAGAATTGGCAGTTTTTAAAACAAATGAATACTTCAACAAGCACTATTTTAGTCTAAGTAAACACCCTAAACTCTTATGGTATTTGCTGGCCATGTGCGGCAACGATGAAAGAAAGATTTACTTTCACGAATGGATTGGACATAAAAAGAAAACCGGTGATGGCAAAATCTATAAGTTTTTAGAGTCCATATACCCTACTATGAAAGACGATGAGTTAGAATTACAAGCAACACTAATGACTACAGCAGAGGCCAAAGAGTTAGCTAGAGATCTTGGAATGACAGAAGCAGAAATTAAAAAGATCCTATGAATTTAGATGTATTTGAAAAGCAACATAAAGGAATAAAATTTAAGTTGAGTGCCGTAGATAAACCGTATGTATGCCAATATTGTAACAGCGCCTATGTTAAAGAATCAACATTGGCTGTGCATATGTGTGAGCAAAAAAGACGACACATGGCCAAGTCTGAGAAGCACGTTCAGTTAGGTTATCAAACTTACATTAGATTTTTTCAGCTAAGTCAAAAAGCAAAAACTACAAAGACATATGAAGAATTCGCCAAGAGCCAGTACTATAATGCATTTGTAAAGTTTGGTAGTTTTTTACATAATGTCAATCCCTTATATCTAGATAGATACATTGACTTTGTAGTAACCAGTGGTATTAAACTCGATCACTGGTGTAGAGAAGACCTGTATTATCAATATGTATTAGACTTTATTAAAAAAGAGCCAGCCGAAGTAGCACTACAGAGAAGTATTGCAACAATGATGGATTGGGCAGATAACAATAACAGTCAGTGGAATCATTATTTTAAATACGTTAGCCTAAATCGATCAGTATACGATATCAAAGACGGCAAAATTAGTCCCTGGTTAGTGTTAAACAGTGAAAGCGGGCGTAGCATGTTAAGTAAGTTTAACGACGAGCAGTTAGGCATTATATTTGAAATAATGAATCCTGACTTTTGGTCCAAGCGTTTTAAAACTTATCCGGCAGACTTAACTTTGGTCAAGCAGGTAGTTGAAGAAGGATCATTATGAGAAAACTGTTAGACGGAACAACAGCAGAAGAATTCAAAAAGGCCAGGACGCTGACAATTAAAACTAAGTGTCCAGGTAAATGGATGTTGGCAGATAAAGAAACTGGAGAAGTATATGTACCGTATGCAAGCGAAGGTACACTGCAATGGAAGAAAATAGCCACATGGCCTGGGGACGATAACAATGCCTGATATTGATATTGACTTTAGTGATAGAACTAGAGCACTTGAATTATTCGATCATACTGCGGCTAGTAGGGTCAATAACGGACAGGTAAAGCCTCATAATACTGGTATATACGTTACAAGCATTCCTAAAGACGAGCGTAACAATTTATCAACAATCGAATACAAGACAGCAGAAGAAAGAGGTTATTTTAAAATAGACTTTCTAAACGTAGGAGTTTATGAAGGTGTGCGTAGTGAAGAACATTTAAAACAACTTATGGAGACTGAGCCACTATGGGATTTACTTTTACAAGACGACTTTGTGAATCTGTTATTTCATTTGAACGGGCATGGAGATATAATCCGGAAGACCCTGCCGACTTCCGTGGAACAATTATCTGCCGTCCTAGCAATGATCCGCCCCGCCAAGAGATATCTGATTGGGAAGGATTGGACGACGATTATGACGGAAGTATGGGAGAAACCAGAGACTGGTGATTACTACTTTAAGAAGGCTCACGCTGTGGCCTATGCTGTAGCAATAGTAGTACAGATGAATTTAAT